CTTCAATCCTTCAGATTGCAAGTATCGTCTATATAACTCAAGCCATTCGTCTAATCGCATTACGACAAGTGACTCACCTGTCGTCATTTTGTTACGTCTGTTAACGACAGTCACCAGTGTACCTTTTTCTCTGGCTTTCTCTGCTTGTTCCAATGCTGCATAGATTTGAAACTTCTCGGTACGTTTACACTCCACATGTAAGTCAGGCGTACCCATCAAGTCGGCACGTAAGTTTTGTATCGCACCACTCAGGGGTGTACGATACGAGTTGATACCTAGCTTCTCATTGAGATACTTTGCTATCTCTCTCTCGAAGCCACTACCTTTCCTCTTGGCAGTCTTTCCACTCATGTAGCTTCTTACATTCCTCTCTGTGTTGTGATTGTATCTTCAATAATTCTTTGCGAAAATCTTCAGGATCTATGGTTACCCAGTCTTTGGATACTTCTGGTGCGATGCGTTTGATACGCAGTGAAACGACATCCCGATTTTCTGTAGCCTCATCAACTTTGTACAGGATTAGATAGGCTGGGATGTTAGCCTTTAATGCTAATAAACGAGTCGTCCAGAAAGCTTTAAAGGTTTGTCCCTTGTCATACGCTGTCTCTGATAAAGCGAGAGGTGCGTAGCAGTATTCGCAGACTTCACATCCATCTATATCTATTTGCCTGATGCCAGATTGTTTACGATGCCACTCTGAAAAGGGATCACCTGATTGAAAGTAAGTGTATCTAGCCACTACACCCATCCATCATGAGAGTTTTCCATATCAAGATTCTCACGACAGGTGTCGCAGAAGTATTGATTCTTTGGTCGAGGATCAGTAGACTTGCAACCCATACAGGGTCGACTCCACATCTTTAAATCGTGATCCCGTCTCTTCTCATATTTTGCTCCATCAAAATGTATGATGTCATTTCGGTGTAAGATTCTTTTTGCCGTGTCTATGCAACAGTCGAAACGCTTTGCTATATCTTTGACAGGTAATTTTTCTGCATTCTGACGAAGCCAATCTAAATCCTGTGGTGTCACAGGCACTCGCTTTGGCATATCGTCTATGTGATACTATAAGTTGTATCATTTATTGTCTCCGTACTACATCATGTAGTATATGTATGATAACTTATACACAACTTATTAATAGTTTTGCAAGTGTTAGTTGTGTATTTTGGTGTCTACTTGACAACGATGAAAATTTTGATAGAATGCTTGCTTCTATGAAGCCAAGCCAATCTTCGATTGTCTTGGAGAGTAAAGCTAGCGTAGGCGAAGCCGTAGCGTAGTCATTCTATCAACTTAACTTTATCAACTTTTAAATATTCTACTTTAGTTACCCAGCTAGTAGGTATAGCTGTATATCTTCCACCTTCTTGTGGATCATCATCACTTGTGCAGAAGCTACCCATGATCACAATTTTTCTGGCATCCTTAGAAACCATCCAACCTACGTCCACCACTGTAGCTAAATCATAATTAATTATTTCTTCTACTTCTTCCCAACCAGATACCCCATCCTTTGCGTCTACCCATGTAACTTTAACCATAGGAAACTTATTGATATCTACTTTATCAATCGTCATGTAATCCTAACCATCGTTTGATTGTACGAGAAGGTATCATTAAAGCTTTAGCAATATCTATAACTGTTGATCCATTGAAACTCATACGTAAAGCTTTCTGTTTAGGTGATGATTCAGATACAATGTATTGTTCACCAGACTTAAGTCTCTCTGCAAAGCCAATAGATACAGCAGCATGGTTGTCAGTATGATCACGAAGCTTTCCATAAGACATCTCTATCGTTAAACCTAGTCTGCTGTCTGCCTCAAGTAACTTATTTAATCCTACTATCTTAGCTGGATCATGTTTCGCTGCCTTAATTCTAGCTAATTCCTTGTCTTCCATGATAGGAGTTATACGTATCTGTTGATCGACAACAGTTAATTGGTTGGTTGATCCAGCCTCTCTACCTAATCCATCTTGTGTAGGCTTATTAGCATGGTGTAACATGATGACTGATGCACCATTGTTACGTATCTTTAAACAGATACTATTTATCCTTGCCCATTGTTCTGCATTGTTTTCCATCAAGCCTGCAAATGCTGTACGAATAGTATCAAAGACAACGACATCTGGTTTTAATTCATTCAACCAACCTTGTAATATCTCTACACCTTCATCTGTTTGTAGATTCATATCACCACCATCCTCTGGTTTAATTAAAGCTGATGACCAATACATCATGTTAGTATCTGGATCTCCGTATGATCTATTCATGATATCTAATCTATCAGTAACTGTACTCGCACCATTCTCAAAATCCATATACAAGACACGAGAGGGTGCATTGATTTCAAATGCACCAAAGTTTTTACCTAAAGCTAGATGCCACATTGTTGTCAAAGTTATAAATGATTTACCATGACCAGAGTAACCATACACTTGTATGATAGATGCTGGTCGTAAGAATGGATCAACTAAATATTTTTGATTACTTGTTCTTTCTTTTAATGATTCAATATCACTTGCATAGATTGGTCTAAACTTTTTATTGATACGACTACCTGTATCATCATACAAATATGGATGATCACGTCTGTGCATTTCTTCTGCACTAGATATTGTTCTTTCAAATTCTTCTTTCTCTAAACTGTACTGAAAAAATTCATCAGAAAATTTCCAACATAAATCTCTAAGCTGTCTACCTGTTATACCTTTGTTAACTTTCTCACCTGCAAAACGTATCAATGCATCGTTACGTCCATCACCTTCACCAAGTTTACCTTCTTTCTTTATTATGTTTTGAAAACGTTCCCATGTAGGTAAATAATCTTCTGGTGATTTGACTTGTACGTTCGATAAATCAAGGTTTTCCCACGAAAAATCAACGTCTACTAAGTCGCCATCACCACCCCAGATAGGCATATCTTCCCAGTCAATAGTGAATGGCTCCCACTTTTTACCATGACTAGGTGGTGCTAATACATAACCACCATCACCACGTAAGTCTAAATTTTTTACACCATATAAATTTGTTGCATTCTTTTTTCTGTATCCATTCTTAGGATGTGCAAAATAATAATGCATACCTCTAGTAGTCTTGACTGCAAAAGGTGAAGATAAATTATTTGCTTTGCAAAATAATTTTGCACTATCACTATCAGCATCAACAACAATTAAACTAGATATACTTCCTGTTACTACTGCAATCTGTGCATCAGGAAATTGTGTAAACCAATAATTTAATTCTTCTTCTGTAGCATGACGTGACTGATATTCTTTCCATTTAATTAGAGGTAGTTTTTTAGTAGGGTGTATAGGTATTACTGACCAACCCTTATCTAAATATTCTTGTGCCTCTAATAAAATCTCATTCTGTTGTGGTAGTTTCAAAGTATCCATCGATGTTAGTTCCCTTAAATTTAAGTTTAATTAATTCTAAAATGTCACTTGTAATTTTTCCTCTGGCTATCCAACCATAAGGAGCAGTTCGGTGTTTACCTATAGCCTCTGCTACAATGGCAGCACCTCCCAAATCATTAACCATTTTTTCTATATTGAATCTTACTTTCATAGTCCCCTTGTATGTAAAGTTATTTAATAGTTATTAAATAGTTGACACTATGTTGTCAATAGCATACAAATAAAGTTGTGTAATTAGATGCCGAACATGAGTTCTGTATCATAACTTTAAGGAGAATATATGGAAGAAGATCCATTTAACGTCTTTGTCGAAGACGATGGCAAGATAAACAATGCCAACATTTCTACTCCAGAGCAGCACAGTTTTGACACATTATGTGGACAGTATGAGAATTTACAAGCTCAGATTGATAAGCTAACATTCAAAAGAGATACTGTTAGAGATGAAATAACTAAGGTGTTACCTACATCAGCAGGCACACACACTAAAACAACTAATAAATTTGAGGTTACTCTTAAGCGTAGAGAGAACTGGCAATGGGACTCTAATAAATTAAAGGGTTTGTATACAGGAAGTACATTACCTCACTTCGTTAGTGAAAACTTAAGCATACATCGTAAGCATTTTAAAAACCTTACAACCAAAGAACAGAATGATCTGAGAGATGCTTTAACAATTAAACATATTAAACCTTCAATAGAGGTAAGGAGTTTGAATGACGTTTAAACCTATGAGTACATCAGCAGTCGAAAATTCTGGTGTCCAAAAGACTTTGTTATATGGACATCATGGTTGGGGTAAGACTACCCAAGCAGTTAATATGAAGAAATATTATGGTAAAGGTTTTATCATAAGTGGAGAAAGTGGTTTGCGTTCTGTTATGAATGCAGACATAGATTATTTACCATTCACATCATGGGATGGTGAGAATAATCCATCAAAAAATATCTATTCATTCAGAGGTATCTGTAAACTTATGGACACAGATGACTTTAGAAATGCAGGATACAAATGGATTATGTTGGATAGTTTAACAGAATTATCTGACAGACTAATACAACATTTAGAAGTTGAATACCGAGATAGTAGAAACAAACTGGCTATGTGGGGAGATAATCAAAGACTAATGTTGGGTAGTGTTAAATGGATAAGGGACTTACCTTACAACGTTGTTGTTACTGCGTTAGCAAAAGAAGAAACAAACGACAATGGTGAAACTGATTACTGGGCGATGATTAAAGGTGCATCAATTCAGAAACAATTACCTGCAATATTTGACAATGTATTGTGTGGTGTTCGTGTAACTGATGGTGATCGTACTGATCCTAAAGTCGAGAGGTTTCTTGTTTGTGACGAAGTAAGAGGATGGAAAGGTAAAGTTAGAGATCCTAACAGGAAGATAGAAGCAGTAATGCGTACTGCAGATATCACTGATATTTTTAAACTGATGACAAAACCAAATAAAAAGGAGGCTGCATAATGTCATTTTCATTTAGAGAACTATCGTTAGATGGTGTCGATGCACAGAAGGAATCTTCTGGTGGATCAATTTTAAAAGCAGGAGATTACAGTTGTAAGATTAATTCTGCTGAAGTTAAGGATACACGTACAGGTGGTAAACAAGTTGTGATTGATTTGAAGGATGAACAAAGCGGATCATCAATCAAAGACTTTATCAATGTACATGTACCAGCAAGTGAAGGTTTGAGTGTTGAGGAAAAGAATAATAAAACCAATGCTCAGAAGTGGGGTAGAGAAAAACTCAAGGCTTTGTTGACACATGGCGGTCACCCGTCCCCTGATAAACCAGGGGATATCTCAAGCTTAGTCGGTCTAAGAGTGGGCGTTCATGTCGAGAAAGATGAGTATACAGACTCAACTGGAATGAAACGGGAAGGTAGTAGGGTAAAAAGATTTGGAGCTTATTTCCCTGCTGCAAATGGAACTGTTGCCGAAACCTCCTCGTCAACAACAACGGATGAGATCCCGTTTTAGTGTCTAAAAAAACTACACCTAGTCTTACTCCTCAGCAAGTTTCTGTGTTGAGGGGTAAGATATCAGAAAAACTTAGTAAGAATTTAACAATGGCTCAAGAAGTATTGAATGGAACAAGAGAATGGAATCCTACTCAAGCACGAGTATTTACAGCATTATTAAACAAAGTCATTCCAGATGTATCATTAAGCTTTGCACAGGTAGACGTACAAACAAAAGATATGAATAATCTATCACGTAAGGAATTAGAAGAAATAGCATCAGGAATTTATGAGGTATCAAAAGATGATGAAGAAGACAAACAGGGAGAGGGATCACCGATCACTGTTAATATCAGCAAAGAAGAAAGCTAAAGAGATTAACAGTAACTCTCGAATAGCTAACCACGAAAGGGGTTACAAAGCTCGTCTGATATCTAAGGAAGACGAAGATAAACTTTATAAAGGTAGACGATACAAGGATTACAAATGAACATAGACGATTATTTATCTAGTAATGATTACTCAATAGAAGAGTTAATAGATAAAGCGTATGAAAAAAAAGAGAGAGAAGATCCAAGAAGGTACATAGGTGCATCAGGTGTCGGTCATTCTTGTAATGCTTATCTATCTTATTGTCTAAGAGGTTTCCCAGAGTCAGATCCTGTACCAAAAGTAAAAAGAATTTTTAGAGATGGTCATCGTATTGAAGATGATGTTGTCAACGATTTAAAACTAGCAGGATTTGAGGTTAGTGAGATTGATGAAGAGACAGGTAAACAACATAGATACAGTATGTTTGGTAATCATGTCATGGGTAATGGTGATGGCGTAATAATTATAGAAGATGAAAAGCACATACTTGAAATCAAAAGTATGAATGATGCAAGGTGGAAGAGATGTAAGAAGGTTGGAGTTAAAGTATCTGACTATAAATACTTTGCACAGATGCAATTACTAATGGGTTTAAGTGGCATACATAAAGCGTGCCTCGTATCATACAATAAAAACTCAAGCGAATATTTATCAGAGGTAGTAACCTATGATGAGTTTGAGTATGCCGATTTACAAAGACGAATTAATGTTGTGTTAGAAGGTAAAGGAAGGAAAATATCTTCTGATCCTGCTTACTTCGCTTGTAAAATGTGCTTTAAAAAAAGCACATGTTGGGAAGGTATTAATCCTTCTCCAGCTTGTTACAACTGTCAGCATGCAAAGCCAACCGATAAGGGAGACAAGGCTTGGCACTGCACATTCCATGATAGTGATGCTGTAAAACTCTGTGACGAATACAAATTATACCAACCTTTAACATCAGGAGGATCTTATGAGTAGTTCATGGGGTCCTCTTGGCGTTCCTCCGCAATCTTTCCTACAAAACTGTACTCTAGTTGATGTGAAAAGATTGAGAGAGTTAGCTGATAAAGCAAGAAAAACTCATAAGGTTATTAACAATGAAGAGAGAGCAAGCAAACTTGAGGAAATAAAAAATCAATATGACAATTTAGTAAAACAATACGAAGGAGAAAAATGACCATAGAGAAAATAAAATCTTTACGCTTACAACGTAACGGCTTGGAAAGAGAAATAGACCTAAAGAATGTCGAGCATAGAAGTATAGGAGATAGATTAGATGTGCTTAAGAAACATGATGATATGTTTAATAAAGATACAACAGATCAAATGAATAAAGCTACAGATAAAAGAAGACATTTAGAAAAAGAAATAGTTGAACTTAAAAAGAAAGTTGCTGACCTCGATACAGAAGCAGAAACTTTTATTCTTCACTTACAATATGGAGCAGTATTATGACAACTAAATTTAAAATTAAAAAAGAAGATGTATTAGATAAAGCTAAAGAGATTATACAAGGAGATCGTAACCTTAGATATGGCGATCCAAAAATAAATTTTCAAAGAATTATTAAAGGTTGGGAGTTAATCTTAGGTCATGAGATTACACCTGATCAATATGGAATGATGATGTTATGGATGAAAATGGCTAGATTGCAAGAGGATCCACGTCACATAGACTCTTGGATAGATATTGCTGGTTATGCTGCATGTACTGCGGAGGTGATGAATGTCGATTCATGATGGTTATACAAAGAAACAACTTAATGAAATGGAAAGCAACAAGTGGACTCAACAAAAGATAGAAGATGCTGAATGGAAAATCATGGATGATAAAGATAAACTACATTATCTTGACACAGTAATTGCTGAAAAAGAAAAAGCAGAGATAAGAAAAGAGATACAGAAAGATATTAAAAAAGAAGTTCGTAAAGAAATTAAAGAGTTAGAAAAGAATCCTGATGTCTTCGTTCCTCCGAAGCCTCCTAATTCCAGCTAGTACCTTTCCATCCAGCTTGCCATCCTGATGCACCCCAGTTATTTACTTTAGTATCTTTAGGTGTGCCTGCTAATACATCAGTACCACCTTCTCTAAACTTCCTATTACCACCAAATAAAGGTACACGAGATAACAGTTGTCTTGTAAGTGTACGTCTTGCAGAGTTGCCAACAGGTTGATTACTACCTGCAGCTTCTAAACCTTCTTGACCAGCAGCCAATGTATTAAAACCAAAGTTTGCTACTGTATCGAATGATGGTCCAAGTACATAAGATAATGTACGAGACATACCAAATGCTCCGTTGTCTGCTTGTGCTGCAGAGTTGTATAGTAACTCAGCTACCATACCTAATCCACCAAGTTGCATCAAACCTTCTACATACCATCCTAAGAAACTATCTACTGTACCATGTTGAGTAGGATCATATCCTATAGATAAAGCAATCTTCATCATGTCAGGATTTTTATCTGCAAATTGATTTATATCTCTTTGCCATCCTTCAATAACTTCACTTCTTTCATTACCAAATTGTTCTAGTACATCTCTTGAAAACTTTCTGTCTCTAAATTTACTAGACTTCTGATCATCTCCACCTCTAAATTGTGCTAAGTCTTTTACAGCTAATGATCCAACACCACCTATACCTGCACCGAAAGTAGCCATGTATAATAATGGTGATACATTACCTTGTCTTGCTTCACTTAATACCTTTCTACTTAATCTACCCATCATAAGTGGGAATGATTTAAGTTGGAACATCAATGCACCAATAGGTGTTTGTGTCCATAGAGGTAAATCATTAGGGTTAGGTGCAAAGATTGTTTCGTTACCAAACTTAACCATCGCTGCTCGTAATCTATCAGCATCAGGAGAAGACATTACTTCGCCTAATTCTGTCATTGCTTTAAACTTACCTTTAGCATCAGGTTTAGAATAATCTTCTAAGCCAAACTCTTTTAGAATACGTGCTGCTCGTCTGTACTTATTCGTTTGTGTACCATTACTTCTATATAAATCAGCAGCTATTCTATTCATGGTACGGAATGTTTCAAAGCCTACTGCTCCTGCCATCTTACGTTGCATTCCTGTCCATTGTGATAATCCGATTACATGGAAGAAGTTGTTTGTTGCACGTCCACCTGAGTAACCATACATACCAGCCATCTTATCATGGATAACATTTTCTAGGTTTAATCCTGTACGTTCTAACATCTCTCTGTAGTGTTTATCTGTAGAGTATTTCTTCCAAGCTTTGACAAAGCTACCCATGTTACCACCTCTAATAAGAGGTAAGAATGTATCTGGAATAGATGTTAAGGTTGTAAAACCTAACATCGTCACTGCATTAATGTTACGTAATACTTTAGATGCTGTTGTTAAACTTTCATGGAATGCTCCGCCTTCCATTGGCTTACGTTGTAATACTCTAAAGTAATTCATTAAGAATTTTTGTTCCTTGAGAGATATACCATTACCATCTGCACCAAAGTCTCTTAAGCCATTGATGATTGCTTCTGTACGTACATGCCAATTCTCACCAGCTAGTGGTTTTAATCGTAGTAACATAGCTTTAGCTTTCATGTAGTCACCAGCTTCTGCCATTGCTACTATTTCGTTTGCAAACTTTCTTGCTTGTGCAGGCTTATCTTTAAATGGTGCAAACAATTTAGGTATTGTTGTTGTTTGTGTATCCATACCTCCATCGTTAGTAGGATATCGTAAAGATATTTTTACCTGTTTATCTGACATCAGCATGTCAGCAACACCAGCTACACCTTCTGTACCTACACGCATGTAGTCATCAAAGCCAAAGTTATTGTAACCAAATTGTTGTGAGAATAAACCACGTCTTGTTGATCCATCTACATACTTAGATAATATACTATCTAAATCATTGATTAAGAAATCTTCTAAGCCTTCTAATTCTTTACCATTTAGTTTTAACATACGTTGGAAATCTATGTTGTCAGAGTGTGGTGATTTCTTTTCTGCAAACTGTGGTAGATATGTGCCATCTTCATCAATAATTCTATTGGCAATGTCTTTTGCTTTCTCCATTGCTATAGGTTTAGTTAGTGTACGCTTATCTTCTCTTGCTTCACGTAGTAAATATGATGATATCTTATCTGTAAAGTCATCCATGTTACGTCTAACAGCTTCTGCATCATAGACACGAGGTACATAGTTTTTAATCTTACCCATTTCTACACCACTATCGACAAGAAACTCATACTCTTCTTGGAATAGTTTACGTATAGATTGTGCAACATTCATCTCTTGTGGAGTTAATGCTTTTACTTGTGGTAAAGATGGATCTAACTCATATCGTAATGCACGTAGTATCTTTGTATGTGATTTAGGTTGTGGTGATTTACCAAAAATCTTAAAGTTGTTTGCATAGTTTCTTGCCCAACCATAAGAATCAGGTAACTTGTTAAGTAATTGTCTAATAGGAATGTATTTATCTGCAGCTAAAGCATTGTGTCTTTCATAGATACCAGTGTTATCAAGAGGTGATACCCAATCAGCTAACCAGTTAGCATTAGATGCTTCTCTTGCACGTCTTGAGTTGTTACGTATTTGTACACCAAAAGAAAATTTCTTTGCAGTCTTTAATGATTTCTCATCAACAACATTATTGTTAATCTTTTTAAATAATCCTGCAACAGAAGGGGAGATACCCATATCTTCTAGTTGTGGTACTATTGCATCAGCTTTACGTGTAGCAAATACTGCTGCTGGATCACTACCATGTTGTAGTATTGCACCATTGATACTACCTTTACCAACTTGTGTATCGTATAATCTATCACTAGCTATATCAAACTCAGGAGAGTTAACGTGTTTAACGTGACCATCTTTTAATAATGCTATAGCAACACCACCTGATCCTTTACCAGTATTCTTGTGTTGTCCACCTGTGTAGTGTCTTATAGAATCATAACCTAATTCTACTAAGATAGAGTTTAATCTAGCTTTACCTTGTGCGTAAGCTGTAAAGTCATCATAGCTTGCATCAATATTATCATCTAGTATCATTGCTATACGATGATATAATTCATCACCATCTATCTCTTCAGTAGGATCATTAAATACTCTTGCTATCTCTGCATCTGATGTAAGGTTTTTAGATACAGCATTGTCAAGTATCATACCAATCTCTGGATCAGAGTCTAATCTATACTTTTCATTAACGTTGAATGAATTATCTGCACGTATAAACATTGGTGTAACGCTTGGCTCAACTACAATTTTATGTTTAGTTTTTAATTCATCACCTTGATTATTAGTAAATTGAATTAATGATCTCATGTATTCTTTTCTTCTTGCGATCTCTTCGTCTATATTAATTAACTCTATAACGTCTGGGTCATCATCTATTTTTATTTTCTCTGTATTTTTACCAGTTTGTCTTGACTCTAGTTTTCTAATTGCCGCATCTTCCTCATCTATTATTTGTCTATTCATGAAGTAACCATCAATTAATTCTTTAGCTTCTTCTGTCTTTGCTTGTTTTTTAAACATCTCAAAAGACTTAGCTGTTAATGATGAAGGTGATGCATAGTATCCTGCAACCATTGGGTTGCCTGTCACATAGAATGCTGGTCCATAAACACCAACACCTGATTGTTGTATTGTTACAGAAGGATTTGTTTTCTTACTAAATGCATTACCATCCATACTACCATGATAGAAGACGACAGGATTGTTACGAGTATACTCATTTATATTAGCCATTCTTACTGGATTATTATTTGCTTTCTCTATAGATTCTGATGCCAATCTCTTTGCAGCAAAAGAAGGTACAGATGTATTTAATCCATATATTTCTGATACTGGTAAGTGTTTGTATTGGCTTTGGAATACATCACCATAAACAGATAGAGAAGGGAATGCTTGTTTAGCTTTTTTATTTCTAGTTAAATCATTAATAAAGTAAGCCGCTGCTTCTGTTAATTCACCTGTAAGTTTTTTAACTCTATCAATATCAGGAGTTAACTCAGGATTATCAAAGATAAATAATTCATCTAAAGATTTTTTACCTGCCAATACATCTGTAAATGATTCTATAAACCAATCTTCTGCTGATATATCTAAATCAACTGGAGGTAATTCATTTCTATTTACATACGTATAAGGAAAGATTCTTCTTATAGATTCTCTTTCAAAGTCATTAACATAGTTAGTAGAGAAGATTAAATCTAATACACCTTTAGTTACTTTCTCTGGATCACCATTATCTTTAGCCATTTCTACTGCTAGTCTTCTTGCTTGACTACGTAAAAACTTAAAGGTGTCACTGTTAGTATCAACCATCATACCTTCAATCATATTATTAAAGTCATCATCAGTTGCTGATGTGTTAGGATTTTTTAATTTAATTTCTATTGGATCTTTAGCTAATGCGTTACCAGTATGTTTTATGTTTGCACCATGTAAGTTTAACATTCTATACATAACTGTACGTAGTATAGGTTGTACTGCTTTGTTACGATGAGTAGACTTTAATAAAATCTGTCTAATAGTATCTGATGTTGTTGCTGGTATAAAATCAACATCCATCATTCCTGAAAACTCATCAGACTCACGTCTTATAGCATTAGTCATACGTACACTTGATGCAGGTACAATGCCATTTTTCTGTCTACGTTTTATTTCTCTTCTATATATTTCTTTGTATAGTTGATTAAATCTTTCTTTACCTTTTGCACCTTGTTGTAATGCTGCATGCATCTCTTGTATCATTTCTTGTTTACGCATTTGCATAATGTCTCTAGGTACAATGATAGAGTCATCTGGTTTAGGTAACTCTGTACGTAAACGTCTATCTATTTCATTAGCTAATGAATATCCTTGTGGTGTCTCTAAATCTACTTTAGCAAAATCATCATATAACTCTGCTAGACTTAGCTTACGTGGTGATACAGTTGTATCATCTGTTGGATCAACTTGTTCCAATGGTTTTTTAAATTTAATATTTTTATTCTCAACAACAGCTTTTGCTTTTCTATTTACTTTTGTTTTCTCTGCATTGTTATTCTTTAGAATATCTATTTGTTGTTGTAGTTTTTCTATCTGTTGTTGCACAGTTTGTGGTACTTCTTTTGCTTTGACTGGGTTAATAGGTAAAGAAGGTACAGCATTTGGTGTTTCATTTACTTTACCAAATGTATCTTCAATGTTTATTCTTATATCTTCTAATTGATTAACTACATCATTAGCAAAATTAACTAATTTTTCAGGATTATCTATGTTAACACTTTGTAAACCATTTTGAATTTGTGAAGAGTTTTTACCACTTGATAGTTCTTCATCTATTTGATCACGAAGGTAAGCTATTGTGTCTGAAAATTCAGGTGGATATTGATCAGATGATAACACATTCTCTAAAGAGAATACTGTATCTTCTAATTTATATATTATATCTAAAGGATTACCTGATCTAATAACAGAATTACGTAACTCATTTTTTGTAAATGCTATTTCATATAAATGACCTTGTATACCCAATGCCTGTGGTTTAGTTTTTACTGTTGGTTTTATTTTAACTAACTCATCTTCTGGTAATAGTTTATTAAATATAGGTACTAAGTCAGGATCAATAGCTTTGTTATCATTAAACCTGTTAAATACTGATTGTACTTTTCTATATACTTTTGACCAGAAAGAATCACTACCTACAATATTCTGTCTACCATTTACCCATAGGGTAAATTGATGTGCAAAAAATTCTTGTGGTGTTTCTAATGCATTCATACCAAAGTAACTATCAGCATCGTATACTTTACCTGCTAATGCTTGTTGATCTACCTCACCATTCTTTACATATTTAGATACTGACTTGTGGAAGATAGCTTTATCTTCAGGAGATAAAACATTAAAGTATGACCAATGAGCTAACTCATGTACTACAGTTAATGATGGTGCATGATTAGTTGGTATCTTTTCCCATTGTTTCGTTGAGTTTAATGTTCCTTGTGCAGCATCTTCTGCTTTCATTACATCAGATGTTTGCATATTAGGATCAAAGTCTCTTTGATTTATAGCTATATTACCTTTTAATGCATCAGGGTTAGCTGAGTTTGGTGGTATTGTACCACCTAATACTTGTGTAGCATTAGGTGTAGATGAACCTACAGATTGCCATGTCTTCCAATGTGGTAAGAATTGTACATTAAGATTGTTAAGTATGTTTCTTACTATTTGTATGTCTTCTTTTGATTGACCCTGTAATATGTTTTCTATTTGTACTATTGAGTTTTCTCTTGTGTTTGGATTTACTCTTCTTTCAGGAAGTCTTGCATATAAAGCTGCTTTAGTATCTCCTAACCAATCTTGATTCTCACCCCAAAATCTCCAGTCTGCTTCTTCTAATTTATCAACAATACGATATGCCATTGCAGCATTGTTCATGTTGCCTGTCATCCCATGTGAGTATGCTTTACCTCCACTACCATCAGTAGATAAAAACCAATCAATTATATTTACACCTTGAGCATCTTCACTTAGTGGTCCTTTTAAGTCTGATAAATCTACAGCTATCTCAGTTAGTTCTTGATGATTATAAAAAGCTTTAACAGGCATTGGTTTGCCTGAGACTGTATTAAATCCAGATTGTATATCTAATTTAACTACTTCATCTTTTACATTGTATGGCATGAATGCATCTAATGCATCTGATCCTTTTGTACCTTCAGGTACAAAACCTACTTCCCAATTATCTCTACTTTGTTTTCCTAGTAATCTATCAACACCTTCACCAAATTGTTTTTGTGCTGGTGTTTGTATACGTATCTTGCCTTCTGCATTTCTAATAGCAATAAGCATACCATCAGGTATTGATATTGGATTAGAGTCAGCTTTAACATCTGCTTTAGGTTTATCAGGAGTCTGAGCTTTTACTTCTGGTTTACCTTTTGTTTTTACTATTTCATCAAGTATAGTTGATCTTGTATTTTCTCCTTCTTCTAATACACTTAAGAATTGTCTTTCAGCTGCATCATCAGTAGCTTTTGTTTTTAGTCTAGCTAGTGTTGCTTGATCTGCATTAGTACCTTTACCTGCAGCAATCTTCTTTTCTAATACAGCTATTGTTTTTGCATTTACATCATCTTGTGATGTATCTACTTTTGTTTTAGGTGCATCATTAACATTAATAGGATCTAAACCTTCATTAGCAACTTTAACTGAACGTAAGTCTTTATATACTTTACCTCTCTTACCTTCGCCTGCTGATGGTAAGTAGTATCCTACTTCTCCTAATTTTAATTCTTCACCATCATTTGTCTTAACTGTTTTTTTAGATATAGACTTAAATCTAATTGCACCTCTAATACCTTTTGCTTCTGCACGAGCTTGTAACTCATCAAACATAAGTTCAGATTTAACTGGTTTACGACCAAGGAAAGATCCTTGACCACCACCTTTACGTAAGAAATTTTGTACTCTACCTAATGCTTTTGAGTTATCTGGTTTTGTTACTACAACTCTACCTGCACCTTTAGGTAAAGGATTATCTGGACTATCTCCTGAGAATGATCCTAATCGTGATGATACTTGTTTAACTGTTTTTGTTTTAAGAATAGCTTGATCAAGCAACATCTCACGATATTGTCTTTCCATTTGTCTTAAGTAATATCCACTAGCTTGTGGATTCATTGCTTTAATTGATGCTAGTTTCTTTTGTACTCTGTCTTCTAGTATCTGTCTTTGCTCATCATCCAACATACTATAGTCTAGTTTTCTTGGACGACCACCTTTTTTAACATCTCTCTTAGCTGCTGTAATTTCAAAAGCATTTTGTACTGTATCTTCTGGATCAACATTATTTTGGTTAGTAATCTTCTCATGAAAATCAATTAGCTTTTGTTTATTTTCTACAGATATTTTTGTTTCATCTAACTCTTCAAATTTATTTCTCCACAATGTATTGAGATCAGGTGCATCTACTGCTCCAGTTTCTTCTAGTAAAGAGTCTGCTATCTTAATATATATTTCTTCTACCTCTTCTTCTGTAAATGCTTTTTGAGAAACTGTTTCTGCTTCTGGTGTAGTATCTGTATCTACTTTAGGTGTTGCACCTTCTGGCTCAGGTGTCTCTTTCGTAAGCATGATGATAGCTTCATCGATATCATCAACTGATGTAGCGTTATCTATTTTGTCTTGTATATTTTTATAATCTTGTATTTGTTTTTGTATTTCTATTTGTGCATTTGGATCAGCTGTATCTGCAAGCTGTTGTTCTAATTTAGTAATAGCTTCAGGAATACGTTTAATTGATCGTAATGCAAATAATCTTTTATCTATTGCTGTTTTCTTTACATCATCAACATCAGGAAAATCATCTGGATTTTTATTTATATCATCAACTGCTTGTGATGTTGCATCTATCTCTTTATCTATAATAGGTTTTGCTTCATCAGCTATCTCATCTGCACGTTGGGAGAATGCA